TCTTTTAATATTGCACCTATTTCATTTTGAATCTTAAATATTTTGTTTTCTATACTTGCAGTTTCGTATTCTCTTTTGTTTGTTTCACTCATAAATTAAAGGTTAAATTAAAGTCAAGTTGTTTTAGGTTGCCAACATCCTTAAGTGTAAGTCTGTCAGGTTCTAAAATCTTGGATTGTAAAGTAGGCATAGTCATACCTAACTTTTCGGCAACCTCATTCTTCTTAAGATTAAGTCGCCTTCTTTCAGTTTCAAATTCTATTTCAAATTCATTCATATATTACCATTTACCTAAAGGACATTTAGATTTAGGAGAAAGTGCTTTCGCAGTTAAATTACAACCACAACCAGAGACAAGTTCTCCAGTTAAAACATTCAATCCTTTTTTAGTGGGATTACAAGTGCCAAAATTTCTCATTTCACACTCATCACAAATTAAAAGCCTATGCTTTGACATCTGTTTTATTGCAGGGTCAAGAAGTTTTAACTTATCTTTTGCATAATTACCCCAACCATCTAAAATTTCTTTTAGTTTAAACATAGGGCTAATATATAAAAAATATTTTTAAATTAAAAAATTATTTTAATCAAATTTAAATTTGTCGTAGGATAAAACATCATCTTGACTAAATATAATATCTATTAATGTTCCTACATTTGGTAGGTGCATATTTATTCTATATATGTTCTTTTTAACATCAAATTCCATAGAATCAATCATAGCGGCAACATTGTCTTGAAGTATGTTTTCGCCAAAATTTACCCAAACTTTATTAAAGAAATAAATAGGAATTTCGATTTCATCATCTCTATAAAAATCACCTTCATACTTTTTTATAGGCGCTCTATAATCATTTAATATTTCTTGAAGTATTATTTTATCTAAACTATCAGTCGTTGTTAATTCTATTCTATCAGCACGACCATAAAAACCATTTATTTGACTTAAATCAAAATAATCTATCTCATTTGTTAAAAATGAATCAGGCAACTTATATTCACCTGTTAAATTATTTATTGGAGCAATATCTAAAATTTCAGTATTTATTCCATTTGTTTTTGTGTGTGTTATTTTTTTAAATCCTTTAGTTTGCCCAACATAAAAAGCATCGACAAAAATATAACCTAATGAAGTATCAAGTATTCCATTGGTACTTAAAGGAAATAATTTTACTTCTAATTTTGCTGAATTTATACCATTAAAAGATATATCATCTAATGTAGTTTTATAATTATGCCATCTGTTGTAACCACTTGATTGAACTAATTTAAAAAACTCATCATTTGTAAAAGTCCCAGTGCTAAATTTGTTTTCAGTAAAATCATACATTAAATCAATTGTACCATTTCCAGTAGTATCGGCACCAATAGAAATAAAAAACCTTGAATCTACTGTTCCAACAGATTGAGCATCTCTAATATAATATGAAAACCCAATCTCTAAATCTTTACCTGATAAAGCTATTGTTGATGAAGCAACTGTTTTCACTAAATGATTTGTTTTATCATCTCCAGTAACTGGAAATTTTTGACTTAAACAAAATAAACCACTAACTGGAATAACGCCAGGAACAACTGAATTAGGTTGCAAAAGTTCTATTTTATTTGGACTTGTTAAACTACCGAAGTTCCAATTAAAACTACTATATCTAAAAGTTGGATTATAGTTTAATAATTTTAAGGGATTTATGTTTGTTTTTTTAATTGCTTCTTTTAATGGTCTTAAATATTCAATTGCAAGATTTTCATTAATAGGTTTTAGAACCGCTGGACAAGTTATTAAAACATCTTTGATTACATTCGATTTTTGAACACCATCTTTGTCAAAAACTTTAAATTCAATAAATTCTGAATTTGTATTTTTTAATAAATCATATTGTTGCTTTCTTAACGCCATAATGCAAATTTACAATATTTGTTTGACAAGCTCGTAATAATTATGACAAGCTAGTTCAGGGTTTATCTTTAAATTTTTAGGGGGTTTTTCATTTCTATACAAACCTTTTTGAAATTCATTGTTGTCCGTTTTTGTTATACCTGCATTGTGATAAATAGCATTAACCTTCCATTGTTTTATATTGTGTGTTGCCCAAGTAAAGTTTAGTTCTTTACATATTTTAGTTTGTTTATTTATCTTCCAAAGATTCCAAAGAACTGCCCACATATCAGCGCACCATATTTGCAAAGGATGATAATCTTCATTTTCTTTTTTCTTTTTATTATTTAATTTAAAAACTTTTGAATAAAGATTTTCACAGTCAATTTCAACTTTTTCCCAAAATTTATAATCTATATCTTTTAGTAGGTATTGAGCGCCACCCGAACTATCTTGATTTTCTTTAACTATTTCTTTATCTATATCAATTACATTACACATTAAGTTTAGAATATCTTCTCCTTTAGATAATATATATTCATAACCTATATAACTTTTTGTATTACTTAAGTAGCAAAAAGGGTCACATCCAGACACTTTAAAACCTAATTCAAGTGGTCTTGTTAATACAATATCAGCATCGTGATATAAAAATGTTCCTCTATATTTCCACCAATATTTTTGAAAATGTTTTTTTAAAATATGAGGTCTAATGCTTGAAATATATTTAATTTCTTTTCTTGTGTCAGGATATATATGAAAATTAACTTCAGGGTATTTGTGTTTTAATTCTAAATAATATGTAATATTATCTTTAAAGTCAGAAAAGATAATGTCAATTTTTTCTTGCTCTATTCCTACATTTATAAAGCTATGAATCATTACATCAATTTGCCAACAAAAATACAATTCACCAGGTTGGGCGCAAATATATCTCATATTATGGACAAGCAGGACAAGTTATTAAACTTAAAGTATAACCATTCCAAAAATATGTATTGTTAGCTTCTCTTAAATAATTTCCAGGAGTTACTATTTCGCTACATAAAAAGTCAGTATATACAACTGTTGATTGTGCTAAACTTAATCCATTTCCATAAACAGTTACAGAACGTCCACCACAACAAGCCTCGACTGCTGTTGTTCCTAAATATACACCAAATGATGCACAAGGAGGTGAAGTAGTTATGGGAGCAGGAGTTGTTGTAGTTCCTAAATATAACTGACAAGAATCACAATCTGCAAAGTTTAAATATAAATCTACATCACCATCGAATCCTGCGCCACCATCTTGATGACTTGAATAACAAGTTACTCCATTACTTATTACAGATGGAAAATCATTTGTTTCATTTGAGACTTCTAATAAAGCATCATCTTGGCTACAATCAGTATTTAAAGCTAAATATTTTCTGTAAAATATTGTTGGTGCTGCAGTTGTTGTTGTAGTTGGAGGTGCAACAGTAGTGGTTGGATTTCCAAGACAATCATCGCAACTTATATATGGGTCAACTGTTCCAGGTGTAAGTCCTAAATTTCCTAATTCAAATTTTGCAGTAGGATAACACCCTAAATTAAAATTATCATTTTGAACATCTGTTGTGATACTTCTAACTTTAAAGAAACAAATATCTGTGCTAATTTGTTTAACAATGTTAGGTAATTCATTTTTATTGTTTCCTATTATAACAAAATTGTCATCACCACAACCTTGATATTCGGCAAAGAAAGTCATTGTTGGACAAGTTTCAGGTGGCTCTGTGGTATCAATATTACAAGCTCTTGAAATAGTAGCTGTTGGTGCTGTTGTTAAATCAATAGAACCTTGTATTGTGTAACAAGAATCACTATCTGTGCTAATAACAACACTTTGGCCAGGACTAAATAAAGTTGAAAATTGAACATTTACTCTTTCTCCAGTAGTTTCGTTTTCTGCTATATAAGCATTTGGGTCATCATCTCTTGCACCACAATCCTCACAATCAGTAACGGCACCCAATGTAGTGCCATTAAAATATCTATATTGAACTAAATCTCTTGAGAAATATTGAGCAGAAGCTAAAGTAGTACAAGCTGAATCAGTAAAAACTTTTGTTGTGTCAGACAATAAAAAATCTGACCCATTTATATAAAATGTTTGAACCGAAATATCATTACAACAAACTGCTTCTGCAGTTGATGCTCTAAATAAAGTTATTGCCTTACAAGTAATAATTTCTTCAGTTGTAACTTCTTCAGTTGTATCTTCATTTGGACATACAATTGTAATTGTTGGAATTCCAGATGTACTTAAAATTGTAGTTCCTTGTATTATTGTAAAACAAGCAGTTCCTGAATCTGACAATCTAACACCATCACCTGGAGAAAACGTATCATCATAAATAGCTTGTTTAATAGCATTTGTTTCTATGTTATATAAATTCCAAACATTATAAGTTTCTTGTACTTTAGTATTTCCTCTTGTCAATCCATCACTATTTTTAGCATAAGATGTAATATAATAAGGAGTTCCTGGTGTTAATGTTATTGGAATTGAAGATGTATCAAGAGTGAAATCAAAAGCAGAACTCAAATTACCTGAAGTAGTTATAGCATATTTTGTGTTGTTTACAAAATTAAATGAATCTGTACCAAAATAAAATCCATATTCAGTCACATTACTTGTACCAACATCTGTAACTTCTGCCCTTAAAGTCATTCTATCGTCAAAAACTTGGGTTGCTAAAGGTGTTAATGTAACAACAGTCGGTCCATTTCTTTCTACTATTTCTTCAGTAGTTATATCTTCAGCGATAAAAGACTTTGTCCCCCCTACACCTTCTTCAAAAACATTATTACTTGCAAAAGATGTATAATAATATTTTTGGTTTACAGTTAAGCCAGTAGCAGAAAAAGTGAAAGAATCGGTTGTGTCAGTTGAATAATATTTTATGTTTTGACTGTAAATAGTGCTTGTTCCTAAATAAAAACCTCTGTTTATTATACTTAAATCTCTATTATCAAGAATTTCAGCATTTAATGTAGCTGTCGTTGCCGTAATATTTGTTGCTGAATTAGTTGAAAGTAAAGGGACAGTAGAAACAACTTCTTCATTAGTACCTATTGGTATTGTTGTAGAGTCAACTTCTTGTGTGGTGTCTGGTTGTTCTTGAGTCGTTTCAGTAGTTGGTTGAGATGGTGATTCAGGTTCTACAGTAGTTGTTGTAGTTGTATCAAATAATGCACTTGGGTCATAAACAACAGACCTATCATAATAATTATGATTTGATATAATATACCAAGAAGCATTTGCTTGAAATATTCTTGAATTAGTTACTCTTAATAATTCTTTTAGCACTTCCTTTGCATTTCTTCTTACAAAATCTTCTGTTAAACCAAATTCGTTAATATATATATCGTGAAATATTGTTAAAGATTGATTATTTACAACATTAAAGATTTTTCTTCTTATGTTATTTTGTATGTATATATCAAAATCTAAACCTGTAAGTTTTAATATTTCTTTTATATAATAAAATGCAGAATCATAATTGTTTTGGTCGCCAGAAGCAACTTTAATATTCCCCCCATCTTCTGTTTCTATTTGTCCATAAGGTGTATTATAAGAATCAAGAGTTCCTAAATTATCAATTGCAACTAATTTTAAATCATAAGGGCTTGATATTAATTGTTCGATATAATTATCAAATATTAAAAAACCTTCCCAATAAACTTCAAAAACATCACCTTTTGCCCAAAGAGTTTCTGTTTCATTCCAATTTGTATTTGCAACTTCCCATAAAGGAGAATCAAGAGTTATTGTATCATCTTCTTGACCTGCTAATATTCTAATCTTATATTCTCTTTCATCAAAGTTTGAAAACTCATCATAAGTAATATTGTCTGTAACTTTTAAGTTTATGTCACAAGATGAACCTATAATTGGGTTATAAAAATCATCTTGGTTTTCATATCTTATAATAGCAGGACTGTCTGTTCCAATTATAGGTAAAATATCTCCTTCATAATCTTTTTTTAATATTTCTAAAGTTCTTTTATGACCTCTGTTATCTGAAAACTTTAGTTCATATTTTACTCCGTATGTTGCCATTATAAAATTCTGTTTCTACTTTTTTCTGCTCTTTGAAGTGCTAATATTAAATCTTGTCCTCTAACTACAAATTCACCATTAAGATTTGTTGAACCTCTATTACCTATTATACTCTTTAATTTGTTAAGTGGTGCTACAACTTCAGGATTATGTCTTGCACCTGCATATTCACCTAATAATCCTACTGTTGGACCACTTATAATACCACCTTTAGCAAAAGGAGTAATACCTTCATTATTTACTTTATTAGCAAGACCTTTTAATGCTGCTCCTACTGCAATTGCAGCTAAACCTAATACAACTCCAAGACCAGGAATAAAAGCATTTTTCATTAATTCAGAAGTAATAATAGCAAATGTACCTGCTTGAATTAATAAATCACCTAGAATAGATAATATTTGATTAGAAAATTCTTTTAATGATGCTGTTCCACCTGAAAAAGCATTACTAATTTGTCCTGCAAGTGTAGTTAATACTCCTTGCATAGCTTGTTGTGAAAATTGAACAGATTTAGAAGCTTCTTCAAATTTCTTATCAAATGATTGTATTTTTAAATTTGATGAATCAATTCCTTGATTAATTGAATCCCAAGTTGATTTTGATTGAAGTCTTAAATTAGTAAATTGTTCATTTATTATTGGAAATAAATTTTGCAATTTTATAACACTTTTTTCAACTCCATCAACAACACCATCACCAATAGAATTACCAATTCCTACACCTACTTGTTTAAATCCATCCATTAAACTACCAACTGCTGATGATATTTTTTCTAAAATACTTTCACCTAATGGGTCTAATGCCTCAATCATTGGGTCAAACTTATCATTAATACCTTGCAATAAAATATCCATATCTGCAAGTACTTCATTAATCGTTGTTTTATTAAATAAAGACCTAATTGCTTTTCCAATTGTGCCCATACGAACAACTGCTTTTTCTGCAAATTTTGCTATTTGTAAACCAACCATTTGTATATTAGTTTGTACGTGTTCAAAAGCTAATATTAATGCAACTACTGCTGCTGAAACTAAAACAACAGGAGAACTTAAAAGAGCAAATGCTGATGCTAAACCTGAAATAACTAAAACTGATGGTCCTAAAGCAACAGCAATACCAGATAATGTTAAAATTAGATTTTTTGATGATGTATCTAAATTGTTAAATTTATTTATTAAACCAGTAACAAAACCTGATAGTTTTTTTATAAAAGGTAAAATTGCAATTGCTAAAGTTTTACCTAATTCTGTAAAAGAAGTTTTAATTTCTTCTAATGATTTTTTAAATTTAAAACTTAATTCATCTTCTAATTCTGTAAATGCAGTATTTAAAGTTCCAGTTGTGTCAGACATATTAGAAAAAATCTGTTCAGTTGTACCGACATTATTTCCCATTAAATCTAAAACACCTGTTAATGCTCTAACATTACCAAATACTTTACCTGCTGCTTCTTGATTGTCACCAAATCTATCTGTTAAAGTTTTAAGTACAGATAGTAAACCTTGTTCTTTTAATTGTTCTCTTAATCCTTGTGCTGATAATCCAAAACTTTCTAATTCTTTATTAGCTTGTGAAGATGGATTTAGTAGTGCTGATAAAATACCTCTTAAAGAAGTTGTTGCCATTGCTGCATCTGTACCTGTTCTAGACATTGCTGCTAATGCTGCACCTACTTCTTCAAAACCAACACCTAATTGAGATGATACAGGTAATACTTTACCCATTGATTGTGCTAAACTATCTGCTTCTAATTTACCTTCACGAACTGCAGCAGTTAAAATATCTGTTGCACTTTCGGCACTTAAATTTTCTTGACCATAAGCATTAACTGCACTAGTAACTGCATCTGCTACTGTCTTAACTTCACCAAGACCAATTGCACTAGCTTTTGTTGCTGCTTCTAAAACTTTCATAGCATCAGCACCTCGTAAACCTGCTGAAGTAATAAAAAACAATGCATCTGCTGCATCATTTGCATTAACACCTGTATCAACTGCTAACCTTTTAACTGCACCACCCATTGCATCTACTTCATCACTTGCTACACCTACTAATGTTTTTATTTTAGTCATTGACTTATCAAAATCTAATGCCATTTTTATAGATGCACCACCTACTAAAGCTAATGGTAATGTTAAACTTCTAGATAATGTGCTACCTATTGATTTTGCTCTTGCAGCAAATTGTTGAAGTTTAGATGTTGAGCTTTGTAATGCAATATTTAATTGAGTTGCATTACCAGTAAGATTTACTTTTAGATTATAATTTTGTTCGGCTCCTAACATAATACAAAAATAACTATTTTTTATTCAACTTACTATTAATGAGTTCTTGGTACTTTTCAAATTCTTCTTTAGATGTTTTTGGTTTTAATTTCTTAATCTTATCCTGAGGTAGTTCTATAAGGTCTTGAGGCTTCACCATTTGGCTTTTCTTTGTGCAGTTGACATTATGTATCATTGAGGCAACAAAACGCGTTTGTTCCCACTTTAAATTGATTTTAATAAAAAAAGATTCAGAAATAAGTATATTTTCTTTAAATGTATTTACCCAAAAATCATTTGGTTTAATACCAACATAACCGATATAAAAATCAGTTATATCATCCCAAGAAAGTTTATCAGCTATTTTTTTTTTGAATCAGTTGGTTTTCTTTCTAAACCTCCGTTTAAAGAATTACCTAATATTTTAGATTCTGTCATTGCTACGACAATTTTTTCGATTTCTGTCGCTTCAATATCTTCCAACCAATTACCAATATCAAACTCATCATAATCTATTTCTTTTTTATTCTCTTGGTCATAAGCTAATAGACCACTATAAATTAATGTTCTTAATCCTTTTATTGAAATACCATTAGAAAAAACATCTCCAATTTCAGCTAATGATATATTGAGCATATCTGTAAAGTTTGCCCAAAAGTTCATACTAAAATGGAGTGTTCTTTTTTTACCACCTATTTCTAGAGTGTAATAACCTCTTTGTTTGGTCATTTAATATTTATTAGTTTGTAGATTCTACAATTGCACCTGTAACAGTAATTGTACCACTATATGTTACTGCTTCTTCCATACCACCTGATATTTCTACTGAAGAAAGAAAACCTTCTCCTGTATATACTGTATCCCCAGTTGCTGCAGTTCCGAATGAAAAATCACATTTTTGTCTTGTAAGTAATTTGTGTGCAATTTCATTACCACCATTTGTATCAGTATAATCCATTAAACCATCAAAACTAATTTCTGCACTTCTTACCGCAGGAATTACTTCAGAAAATCCTGCTGAATCTTTAGTAGTAGCATCTGCCATATCGTTTGTAAAAGAAATTGAACAACTTGTTGTGTGTCCAATTGTAGTAGGTGTACCTGCATCATCTGCAATCTTGATTAATAAATTTGTTCCGTTGAATACTGTTGAAGCCATAACTTTTAATTTTTATACTACAAATATAATTAAATTTTAAATAATAGTTTTTCTATAAATTTATTCCACCAAACTTTAAAATTGTTTTTTTGTTTTTCTAACCAATTTGCTATAATTCTTAATAATTTAATCATATTTTTTATTTTTTATCTATTAATTGAAATATTTTAATAATTGTATAAACCAACGTTGCTATAATTAGAAGTCCTTGTAGATATTGATTAATCTCTGCTATTGTTATCACGTACACACTAATTCCTAATATTGTTGGTTCAAATCCATTCATTTTATTATTTTTTAATCATTTATCATTAGTTTATTTTAAATGCCATATATATATAAGTTGCACCTGAATTATTAGTACCTCCATCGCCTGAAGTAAAACCTGTTGATGTCAAAGCTACTTGATTTCCAGAAAAAGATTCAGCTTGACTTAAATCAGGAAACAATCTATTGTAATCGCCCCTTACAGAATCAAATAGAAACCAAGAACTTGTACCGGAGATTTTTTTCACTAAAACAAAATCAGGTTGAAATCCAACATTAACACTTAAAGTTCCAGCATTACCAGTATAACTTCCAATCTTGCTATATCCAGATACTGAATGGAAACAGTAGGCGATTTGTCCTGTTCCAAGACCAACATCTCTTAATGTAAATACTGTAGACGTAGGACTTGTACTATCAAACCTTGTTGTGCTTGATTGAGCAGCACTTGAATTTAAAATTAATTTATTCCCATTACCAATAGGCTCTGCATACACCTGCCAGTCCGCTGTAATATCTAAAGATTTAAATATTATTAATTCAGGAGCTGCTGAAAGTCCGTGACCTACTGTATTTATAGCGCCAGTTCCGTCCCATTTAACGATACTGAACCCAGAATTAGCATTTGCACTAACTACTGAATCTACACTACCTTCTGTGTTTATTGTCGGTTCGTTATCATCAGCTTTCCACGCCCAAGCAACGTAATCTGTACCTGTATTATTATAATTACCTGCATTTGTACCAAATTGTAAATAATCATATCCTACGCTTGTAAAATATGCACTTTCATCTGCTTCAGCATTAGTTAAATTAGAATAAAGAACATTTCCTATACCTCTAACTGTATCGTGTAATACGTTAGGATTAGTTGTACTTCTTGATTTTATCCAAACTAAATTAGGAGCAAATCCTAAACCTTCAACTTTTTGATTAGTACCTGTACCTGTATAAGCTACTGTACTAAAACTTTTTGCTACTGTTGGTGCTTCTGTGTCAGGGTCTGCAGCAAATGCCATATAGATAAATGTGCCGTTGTTTAAATTTACAGGACCTGAATTTGTGTTTA